GTCAGGGAGGTCAGCAGCCGCTTAGGCTGTCGCCAGTCGATACCTTCCAGCAGCATCGCCAGCTGCGCCTGCGTAAGGAACACTTTGCCATCACGGGCTGACGGCCAGGCGAAGCGCCCACGCTCCAGCCGTTTGGTCAGGAGGCACAGTCCGTCACCGGTGGACCACAGCAGTTTAACCTGACTGCCGCTGCGGCCCCGGAAAATGAAAACATGGCCGGACATGGGATCGTCTTTCAGCGCCGTTTGTACTTTCGCAGCCAGGCCGTTGAAGCCATTTCTCATATCGGTGATACCGGCAACCAGCCAAATTTTGGTCCCGGAAGGTAACGGGATCATCGCTTCAGTTCCTGTATCAGCAGAGTCAGGAGCTTTTCGCTGACATTGCCATTGAAGCGGAGCGTCCCGTGCCGGAACGTTACCTCACAGCTGATACTGAGGGTTTCCGGGTCCTCTGCGAGCGATTCTGGCTGTTCGGCAGCTGCATCGAGAGTCACAGGAAGTAGCTGGGGGCTCTCTGAAGAAGGTAATAGCAGCTTTCCCTCGCGCCATTGTTGTCGCCATTTGAACAACAGATTGGCGTTAATGCCATTTTCAAGAGCAAGTTTTGAGATGGATATCCCGGGTTCACAGGAGGCAGCAACGAGCTGCTGTTTAAATTCGGGAGGATAATTAGGGCAGCCTTTTCGCCTGCCGGGAGTCACATTTTTCTGCATATCTGATACTTTGGTTCCCACTACTTATTTGGTGGACACCACTTTGTCTAATTCGTCAGATTCTGACCAGACGGTTCAGGCTGTACGCTTTTTTAACTGCTGTGTAACAGCCTGTTCTGCTGTCAGTTCCCATCTGGCAATAAGCAATTTCTCCTCATAGTCGTCTTCGCTATCGCCATCAGGCACATCGTTTTTACTTCTCCTCAGATACGATATGTAAAAATCGCGCCAGGCATCCAGATCCAGTTGCCCTCGCTTATTCGATATCGGGGCACCCGGCAATTTCTGCAATCTGCGAAGCTGGCGATCGGTCAGACTTAAATGCCTGGCAACTTCAGTCTGCGTAGCCACTCCTCACCTCGCAAAAACTCTCACCTCACAATCACAACAAAACCGGTCATGTCCGGTTTACATGTCTGTTTTTTGTTCATGTCCGGTTCACAGAAGACCTGTTTTTATATTTTTCATATAGTTAACTTGAAGAGAAACCGGACATGGATCCCGGAAAATTTTCATAAATAGCGAAAACCCGCGAGGTCGCCGCCCCGTAACCTGTCGGATCGCCGGAAAGGACCCGCAAAATGATAATAATTATCATCTACATGTCACAACGTGCATCTACGCCATCAAACCACGTCAAATAATTAATTATGACGCAGGTATCGTATTAATTGATCTGCATCAACTTAACGTAAAAACAACTTCAGACAATACAAATCAGCGACACTGAATACGGGGCAACCTCATGTCAACGAAGAACAGAACCCGCAGAACAACAACCAGTTACAGATGCTTTATTAAGGAAAAAAACAGCCAGCACTGACTTTCGGTGGAGAGGTGCTGGCTCAGAAGGATAGTTGGATTTCACATGATACTTATGCCTGGCGGTATATTTTCTGACAGACAGTGACGGGTGTTGTCAAGATATTGTGTCATTTATAACCTGAATCAGGGGAGGCCGGAATGTTATCTGGCATTTTTAGCAGAGCCTGAATGCCATAATCACGGCTCCCGGAGTTGGCCGTCAGTGGGTGACACTGGCGGCTTTTTTGTTTTTCTTTACTTTCATTTTCTGTCGGCGGTGACGGAGACATACATCAGATGGAAAAAATCACAACAGGTGTGTCATACACCACGTCAGCGGTGGGGACGGAATACTGGTTACTGCAGCTGCTGGACAAAGTCTCTCCGTCCCAGTGGGTGGCAATAGGTGTGCTGGGAAGTCTGCTGTTTGGCCTGCTGACGTATCTGACTAACCTGTATTTCAAAATCAGAGAGGACCGTCGTAAGGTGGCGCGGGGAGAGTAGTCGATGAATAAACAATACGAACTGGTTGTAAAATGAATATTTCTAACTGAAAAAACGTTCCATGAGGTAAGAAAAGGTCACAGGCAATCAATAACAGGACGTGATGAAAGACCCTTGCATTTGTGCGCTTTCTCTTTAGATAGCAGCAGATACTGAAAATCTGAGTTGTCGGGGAGTCAGGGATACAGCTGTGCAAGAGTTGGTCATTGTGATTCCATTGAAATCCTGTATGCCATGAAGGGCAGGATTTTATGGCTACCTGAGCTTTGGTGATAGTAAGTTGAAAATTCGCATTTTTTGCTGACATGCGTAACGAGAATCCCATAAGCAGGGAGGACTTAATTCTTCATTAACCCATGCGTTGATATTATGTTTCAGCCGTTGAAGCATCAGCGGTGTTAATGTTGTGGTAATAATATCCAGCGTTTTATGTGAGATCTTACCGTAAGGGTCTGCAAGAATGCTGCTTGTTGCTTCGTTATTATCTGCCATCAGAAGAAGTAACTCTGATTTAACGTTTTCTGTCATTAGTTGTAAAAATCTTCTGCGCAAACTTTCTTTACTGTTCATTTATATGGCTTCATTTGTTGTAATCTGCTGCGTCTCAAGGGATATGTTTATGAGAGCGACCATGAGTGTTGGATTATATACCTAACATATCAAGGGATTAGAAATCGATAAATCCCCATGAACGAAAAATAAAATACGGCCTGTCGGCTGCCGTTCTGGCGCTGATTGGTGCAGGTGCTTCTGCGCCTGAAATCCTCGACCAGTTTCTGGATGAAAAGGAAGGTAACCACACCACGGCATACCGTGATGGTGCGGGGATCTGGACCATCTGCCGTGGTGCCATTCTGGTGGATGGTAAGCCTGTTATTCCTGGCATGAAGCTGTCAAAGGAAAAATGCGACCGGGTTAATGCCATCGAACGTGACAAGGCGCTGGCATGGGTGGAGAAAAACATCCGGGTGCCGCTGACCGAACCCCAGAAAGCGGGGATCGCGTCATTCTGTCCGTACAACATTGGCCCCGGTAAGTGCTTCCCGTCGACGTTTTATAAACGAATTAATGCAGGCGATCGAAAAGGTGCCTGTGAGGCGATTCGCTGGTGGATTAAGGACGGTGGCAGAGACTGCCGTATCCGTTCAAATAATTGCTACGGTCAGGTCTCACGGCGTGACCAGGAGAGCGCGCTGGCGTGCTGGGACATCGACAGATAGCAGAATATTTTCCTGAAAAATGACGTTGGCCAACGCGGGTGGATAACACGAAATCCTGAAAACTGGTAAAACCTAAGTGAATAAAAGTAAAAACCCCGTTTGTTGGCAGCAAGCGGGGTTTTGTGTTTTCTGACCTTGAGTAAGGCAAGGGAGAAATTATGGGTAGGGAGGTACTTTCCCTGTGAGGAAGTATAAAAGATTCTTTCTGAGGTTGTCCATTATGAAAGGCATTGAAGTGGAGACGCCAGCCAGTCTGGATTTAACAAGAGCGGCAGCTTTTGCCATTCGTATTGTGGCCATTGCTGTTCTGGTCTGGGCAATCCGTTGGTGGTGATATGAACCGTGTTCTGTGTGTGGTTATCATTGTCCTGCTGGTGGCCTGTGGTGCGCTTAGTCTGGGGCTGAATCATTACCGTGATCACGCCATCATCTACAAAGAGCAGCGCGATAAAAAAGCCAGTGAGCTGGAGCTGGCGAACGCGACAATTACTGATATGCAGATACGCCAGCGTGATGTCGCTGCACTTGATGCCAGATACTCGAGGGAATTAGCCGATGCGAGAGCTGAAAATGAAACTCTGCGTGCTGATGTTGCCGCTGGTCGTAAGCGCCTGCGGATCAACGCCACCTGCTCCGGTACCGTGCGTGAAGCCACCGGCACCTCCGGCGTGGATAATGCAACCGGCCCCCGACTGGCAGACACCGCTGAACGGGATTATTTCATCCTCAGAGAACGGCTGATGGCAATGCAGAAGCAACTGGAAGGAGCACAGGAATATATCCGTACCCAGTGTATACCGTGATGTTTTGTTATGAGGGTGTTACTGGTAACGTTAAGGTAATTTAACAAAGAGTCAGTTCCGGACTTTATAGTGTGCTCAGTTCATGGCCAAAAACGATTTCTGTGATAAATATTTTGAATATTATTTACAGGTAAATGGAGTGGGGCACATGGATAGAAATATTACAATAGAGAATGAAGTATATGCCCGTATTGTATGGGCAGAGAAGGCAAAAACACGGTAATTCCGTGTGTTGCCATGATACCTGATTGGCAGAATAGTTGTTTGGTTTTGAGTATATAGTCAGCGTTTTTTGTTCAGTAATTGCTCCCTCAAAAAATAATAAAATAAGGTGATTATTTTTGTTTATTATTTAGTTTTTTTTGTGTGTTGTTTTATTGTTTTTGCGTGGTTTGTTTTTTATTGTTATTTCATTAAGGGAAGGTAAATTCAGGATGGCAGTCTGTAGATAATCGGAGGTCACTTATGCTACATGATCACGTGGCAGAATGTCTGGAGAAAAAAGGACTGTACCGGAGAGCAGCTGAACGATGGGCAAAAGTGATGGTACAGCTAAGTGATGACCAGAAAAGAAAAGTGGCGGCACAGAAACGAGCAGAGTGTTTGCGTAAGGCGCGCCGGACTCCGGTTTCACCGGTGAACCTGACCGAAATAAAACAAGCGGTCAACAGACTACATTCTGAGTTGGGAATGGGATTTGAAGAGCGGCGGGTATTCCGACGATATAAAGGGACAGGAGAACAGAATACGTCCGGAAACGCGCGGTCAAAAAAATGCTAAAAAATATCTGAGAGCGTTATTGCCTGTTACCATAAGAAAAAGCGACTTTAGTGGTCGCTTTTTGTGTCATATATAAGTCGTTTAAGTAAACCTGTCTGAACAGGTGCTCTGGTCGTGTTTGTCTTTGTTGGGTACAAATTGAGAATATTTTTCATTCCGCATATTGATAATATATTGACAGGCATCATTGCTGTCTGTGAAAAATAAGTCTCTACAAACATATAAGGCCTTTTAGCCAGCGTCTTCTTTCAGGTCAGTCGCTGGCTCTTTTTTATTATGCTGCCGGTGCATTTATCTCCAGCACCAGACTTTCTATCTCAACGCCATACGCTGCATTTTTTGTAACATCCGTCAGCGTCAGCGCATTCAGTCCCAGTGTCAGACTGTCTTTTATAACCTGGAATGCCGGGCCAGCCACTCCATTCAGTTTCGGAGTAACCGTGGCACTGCCGGCGGTGAACACCAGCTCCAGCGTCTGCCAGTCGTTACCGTAATCGCCGAACTCCCCCAGCTTCGTGTTTCCGGCTTTCCTGTGATGCATCAGATTCACTCTGCCGTCAGTGGTCTGAGTGAAGTACGACATCAGGAACGGATTACCGGTACCCGTCATCGCCACACCATCAGGAACGGGAGCATCCGTATACAGATAAATCCCCAGCCCGAACTGATTGTTGGTCAGTGCGCCTGACAGGCGGAACTTACAGTTCAGTCTGCCGCCCTGTGTCAGCAGGGTAATTGCGTCATCCACCGGATGCGTCAGGGACCAGGTTTTATTGCTCTGCCTGGTGATCTTAAATACACCATCTGACAACTGAATTCCGCCATCCTTAATGCTCCAGCCCTGCGCAGCAGCCTCTCCGGCTGCCGGCAGCAGGGAGATTGTGCGAACGGACGTATCTGCAGACGGACCCGATGGCGTGTTGCCGCCGGGCGAGGGTTTGATTTCCGGTGCCTTACCACTGATGAAGGCGGAGGTGCGCCCGGCTGCGTTCAGAATAGCGGTTGCCAGACGATCCGGAATAATGCTCCTGCGCGCCCATGAACTGAAATGTGTCGGGCGGTTTGATGATACCTGGTTTCCATTCGTTCTCGATGCCGCACCGTAATATCCTGATGCCGGAATATCCGGATCTTCTGCCGGCGCGTTAGTGGCGGTATTGACGCCGTTACCGTCTGTCATGAAGGGCACAAAATAAACGCCCTCACTCTCCCTGTTTTTATACCCGCCGTACACGGTGTCGTACTGGGTAGCGTATGTATTTTTCCAGTAATACGTCGTGTCACCACAAATCCACGGCACATCTGCAGCACTGCCACCATGGCACTGCGCGTTAAACACGGAGAGGTCAGCACGAAACTGTGCCAGCATGGCTGTAAACAGCGCAGGTTGCTGTGCGTGGGTGGCGGCGCTCATGTCAAACTCTCCCTGCATCCAGCACACCGCCAGCAACACATTTTTCGGGTTCTTCTGTAATGCAGCTTTAGTGCGCGCAATCAGGTCCTGATATAACGGTTTACCCACACCCCAGCGCGCCGAATCCTGGCTGGCCCCCGTGTCCGCACTGAATGTCCCCTCAGCGCCCTGGGTGAATGCAGAACCACCACGACAGCATGGTACCAGCAGGATCCCCGCGTTATTCGGGATATACGGAAGCAGTTTTTTGGCAATATGTAAGCCCTGGCCGACACAGCCGTACTGCCCTTTGCTCAGGTCTGCCTTCGGATGATTCAGCGTACTCATATCCTGCACATCATGCAGGCAGTGGTCGGCCGGAATGATGTCGTTATACGTACAACTCTCTCCACCCGGAGTTACCGTGCTGCGGCGCGCCAGCTGTTTAATGCGCGGATCCGGAGCATCGTAAGAATCCGGTAACGGAAGCCCTTCACCGTAGGCCATGCCGTTGGACTGTCCGGCAAGCACAACCACGTAGAACCAGTCCGGCTTAGATGAAGGGCCGACCTGTGGATCTCCTTCAATAGCCACCGCCTGCATCAGTGTGTACGGCGTAATGGCAACCGGTCCGCCGTATGGCTGCCAGCCCTCTTTCAGTTTGTGTGTCAGCTTTTCCGCAAGGTCTGACGGCGACGCCGCCCTGACAACATCATAGTGTTTAAATGCCATGAATCCTCCCGGCCGGGATAATATTGTGAGTAAAATGAGGAGCGGGCTGAAGTCCGGAAGTTACAGGACAATGGCAGAAGAGAGACAACAGCCCGCAATACGAAAAAGGCCGCGCTATTGCGCAGAGTGATTACTGTCGGATATTATTCGCCAGCTGAAATATTACTTCACGTTTTGTTGTTTATTCCTTGCCGCCCGCGTCTCCCTGCGCGGGCTTTTTTTGTCCATAAGAAAGCCCCTCCGGAGAGGGGCTGGAGAGTGGCGCTATGTGCCATTGCATGGTGCCGGGTGCCTCCCGGTGAATTCAGTACCAGCACCTGAATCCGCGATTATCCCATATACCTACTCGCTGATTGCCCCTCCGCACAGGGGGATTCACCATGCCAGTTTCTTTTAACAAACTCCCCGCAAACCAGACAACAGTCAACCGCCTGAATTGTGAGACATTTAAAAAAAGGCCCGCAAAAGCGAGCCAGGGAAAATAAGTGTGGCGCGTTGTACTGGATTCGAACCAGTGACCGATTGCTTAGAAGGCAATTGCTCTGTCCGGCTGAGCTAACAACGCAGGATACAGATAATGGACCGCCTTCGGGGACCCGAACTCCGCGCAACCAGCTTCGAAAGCTGGCGCTCTTTCCTGATGAGCTAATGGCGGTATGTGATGGTGGCCCTTGCTGGATTTGAACCAGCGACCTGGCGATTATGAGTCGCTCGCTCTCACCACTGAGCTAAAGGGCTGGGTCAAAAAATAATAATCAGATGAAAATCAATAATCAAGCCCTTGCCTGGATACATATCTGTCTGGCGGGAAGCCATAATAGCGGTGAAATACAGAAATAAAGTAGGACCAGCTTGAATAACCGCATTTTTCTGCTACAGCCTGTCCATATCCATGCCGGGAACATAACATATTGACAGCAACACGCATCCGCTCTTCCAGCAACAAGCGACTGAACATGTGCCCTTCATTTTTCAGTTTTATCTTTAACAAACTCTCACTCATATGCAGGCGTAACGCAATCGCACCAAGCGTCCAGCTTGCTGATATATCTGTCTGAATTATCGCCCTGACTTTGGCACTTATACTGGATAAACATCCACTTAAAAATAATAATATCCGTTCATCTGATTCAAACAGCGACAGGCATGCCATCATAAGAAACATATCCGTGGTATCTCCGGAAAATCTCTGGCTGGTAATTAAAGCCTCAGCCAACGCAGGGTTGTTGGGTTCCAGTGACAGATAAAGCGGAACGTCAGTCAGATGAGTTCTTGTCAGCTTATGCTGAATTTCCAGATATTGACTTACTATGGAATGGTTTATATCGAAAATTTTAACTTTGCCATAATGCATAAGGAAAAGCGCCCTGATGCATTTGGTGGCCAGAACGACTGAGCCGGGCTTAAGTGACAACGTATCCTTTTCAAGAAAAATATTAATTGGGGAGCAAACCATGATAACTGAACAGACAACAACCATTATAATTTTACTTTCATTAGCAATTGGTTAGTTCAATTATAGCCCCAAAAGGTAAATTATCATCAACACATAAGCAAAGGACTGACAGGTGCCGCTAACACCCACCAGCCGCCCATTTACCACAAATAAAAAAGCCTTCAGGACTGAAGGCGTCTGTAACAACCGAACTGATAGTCTGCCAGACCCGCATAACCAGCTGGGTCAGTATTAACTGGCAGCGCTCGCGTGAAAGGTACGTATTCTGCGCAATCTCCCCGACCGTCGCCGGTTCGGTGACGCTTAATTCATCAAACACAACTCTGGCGGTTTCTGTCATATCCTGCTGTTTCAGCATGTCTTTTTACCCTTTCCGGTTAACGTGACACACCAATAACTCTTGTCGAAAAAGCCAGCAAGCTGAAAGACCTGTATTAATAACTACCAGCACATTTAACGCACTGCGCTACTTTGCGGGCACAAAAAACCCGCTCAGAGGCGGGGTCAAGCTATGCGGCGAAATAACCACTCTTAACAGCATACCTGATTTTTTACGTACGTAAATGCTTTGCCGTGCATATTTTTCATGCAAATGTCACGTCCTGCTATTTTTCAGTCTTATAAATTTAAAACCATAGAAAAAATCAATTATGTTTTAAAAATGGATAGGTAAAGAATAACAAGTGACACAGATTCAAACCAAAATGGAAAAGGGTGGCAACCCACAAACGCCCACTCCACATCCATGACAATCCATACACAACACCAGATAACGTGGCAAATAATACAAGTAAAGCACCACCTGAATAGTGATAAAAACCAAACAACAAAGCCGCCACAATTAATGCAACCAATGGAGACGTTACTTCTGATAGCCGTGATTGAATATACCCTCTAAATAATGATTCCTCTGCCAGAGACACAAAAAACAAATTAGCCAATATAAACTCTGGCAACCACTCAGGAAAATGAATCTCTGGCTTTAATCCACCAAAAAAAACAGCCAAAAACAGGATAAGAGGAACAGAGAGCGACAGAGCCCCCCACTTCCACAAAGACACTTCTGATTTTACTTCTTTTTTAAACAAAGAAGATGTACACAGGACTAACAAAAATGGCACCAGCGCTTTATCAAAATTAAAATACATTGTATAGGGAGTACTTTGAGGGCCAACAGTAACAGAATTTAGCACTACAGGATTGTGAAACCCTGGCCATAGATGGAAAAATAATGCTATGGCTGATAAAACTATGCCAACTTCATATATAGATTTAGCCCAGGCGTTATATTTCCAGTTGAACTTCAAAATAATAAAAAAACGATTGTAGCAACAAAAATAACACCGACCAATCAATAATATCATTAAGCACAGCCAGGACAACAGACACCGTCAACAATGAAAAAGCCACTACCTTATGCCAACTGAGAGTTGACAGTGACAGTACTAACACAATCCACATAAGCACTCCTTTTATTTAATGATGAAGATTGATTATCAATATTTTCAATTCACCAGGCAACATTTTATCTACCTTCCACAATACATGACCATCAAAAAATAAACATGTTAATTATAAACACAGAAAACATAACCCTCATCACTATATATCCCTACCGCATATCCATATCTAACCGGACATTCAGAGCCATAAGCATTCCTTCAATAATACCTTCCGCTTTATAAAGCCTTTTACCAATAAGCCCATCAGAACATCTATGCTTACGTGCAAGAGCCATAAATGTCATTCCACCTACGTAATAATCCACCAACAAATCGTGCAAATACTGATTATTCTTGTTTAATCGTGCCATACAACCACAAATTATCATGGCGTCATCATCAGAACACTTAGGACGTGATTTCACTTTAGTCGGGATTAATCCTTTAAAACCAGCAGCTATCGAGGGCCATGTTACATCTTCATGATTATTTGCTGCCCATGCCCCCCATCGCTCAAGAACCATCTGGATATCACGCGCCATCGTTACCACCTCTGATTTCGTAAATCTTCACGCCCAGCCGTCCACCTGGCACAGGCTGACCGCGCACAATATTGATTTCATCAAACTGCTCGTCATCAATGAGCACTTCCGCATGCGTCAGCGCATCCAGCGGTGCTTTCAGAATGTTGTCCAGGTCACGGCGGCGCTTATCCGGTGGTTCTGCAATAATTTTTATTGCCAGCCGTCCGGACAGGCTTAATTTCAGCCGCTGCTGGCGAACAATAAGCGCCACAGCCCGGCGATAACGCTCACCGGCTTTTGATACAAAATATGTGCTGCCACGACGTCGCCAGTAGGTGTTCACCGTCGGCGGGTAAGGCAAAACAAACTCTATACGCATCAGTAACCTCTTTTACCCGAGCACGCCGGTTGCAAAAGCGTGATCAAGAAAACGAAAAATTAAATCAACCTGGGAACCATGCTTTTCTTCGAACGCCAGCGGATCCGCATGAAGCTCGTTGTGATGCTCCCGACACAGCGGTAGCGTGAAAATATCGTGGGATTTCGT